AACGTATGCAGATTTATTTGCTGTAATTTCTACAACGTATGGTGCAGGTGATGGTTCAACAACTTTCAATGTTCCTCAATTACAAGGTAAAATGCCACAAGGTTATGATGGTAACACATACAACTTAGCAGGTACTGGTGGTGCAAATACAATTACAGTAGCTGTTACTAATAACCAAGCTGCAACAAATGCTAACAACCAAGCTGTAACTGTAACAGGAAGTATTTCAAATACTTCTTTAACTACAGCTCAATTAGCTTCACATAATCACAATACAAATGCTAAATCAGCAGCAGGACCTGATGGTGTGGATAATGTTAATGCAGGTGGTATTGGTTTTCCTAATGCAAACATTGACAATTCAGGTTCAGGTACAGCTCACAACCACGCTCATACTTTATCGGGTAGTTTAACAGGTAACGTTACAACATCTTTAACTGGATCTGTTACAGCAGCAGGGACAAATTCATTCTCACCTTTTGTGGTGGTCAACTATATTATTAAACATTAATGGAGAAGGTATGCAAAAAGTTGTGTTAATAAAATCTATAAACGCTTATATGATTGTAGAAGACAATGGTGGAAAAACCACTTTTTCTGCTGATACACCTAGTGATAACCCTATTATGATAAGAATTAAAGAATGGACGGATGCAGGGAACAGTATTGAAGAACAGGAGACTGAATAATGGCAACGCAAATAGTAATAGCAAACGACAGTTATATAAAAGTAGATGATACTTTTCATATTGAATGGGCTGACAAAGGAAACGCATGGCAAGCAGGATGGGTGCCAAATACAATTCATGCTGTAATTTGGAATGCTCTATCAGGACAAAATGAAATTCAAAGTAAAGATCCCGCTACTGGTAATATGACAGGTAATACTGATTTAAATGCTACAAGTGACGCTGTTGGATCAACAACTATAGCTGCTTTACTTACTTGGTCTGAAACAAGAAAAGGTCAAATAGAGGCTGCTATAACTGCGTATAACAATGCTTATAGAGCTGCTTTTGATAGCTGGATAGCTGCTGGTAAAACTCCTGGAACTTTTCGTGAAGACAATTCCGAAACAAATTCTTATTGGGATTGGTCTAAAACTTGGAAAGACTACGATTCAAACTATTCGTAAAAAATACCTCTTACTTGTAATACTTTTCTTTTAATAGGTCCTGTAACAGGGCAAACTTTGTGTTTAATACCATTTTTAATTGCTAATAAAGTATTAGAATAAGGATAAGAAACTAAAGGTAATCCTCTTTTAGTGTTAATTAAAGTTTCACCACCCCAATTATCATCCCAATTATCGTGAATGTAAAAAGAATAATTTAAAGTATATTTGCCATCATCGTGCCAATTTATTCCTGAAAATTTTTCATACTCATAATAAGAAAGCATTATTTTAGAATTTTCTTGAAAAGGAATAAAAGGACAATTAAACAATATTTTAAAAAATTGTTCAAAAATTTTATCAGCTTCAATTTTTCCGTTTTCAAATACTGCAATATTTTCTTGAACATTAACATTTTTCATTGTTTTAAAATTGTTTTTATCTAAATAAAGACCCTTTTTCCAATAACTGTGTGAACTATAATTATGTTTATAGTTATAGTTTTTTATTTTTTTAAATAATTCATCTGATAAGAAGTCATTTATAATTATTGCACAATCATCTATATTTGCTTTAAGATACATTTATTTTTCTTCCAAAACATTTTTATAGGGTCCATTTAAATCTACGTAATGTATAAATAATTGATGATGCCAGTATTCTTTTGGTTGGTTGAAAACAGGTCTCCAATGAGGTATTTCACAACCTTTGTATATAACACCATCTCCTGATTCAATAACTATTGGAATATCTCCCATACACAAAGGCCATTTATAATTAGGATCTTGATAAAAATATTTTAAAGTTATAGATGCACTAATTTCGCATGCTTCTCTATCTGTGTGTTTTTTAAGTTCAGCACCGCCAAGATAAATTCTATTATAAGAATATATTGGTTTTAATTTTAAATTAGTTTCTTTTTCCATAGTAGAAAGTAAATAATAAATAACATGATTGTAGATATCAGATTGCCTTGAATGATTAGAAGAAGATAAAGGAACTTGATCATCCCCCTCAGTAAAGTTTTTTAAACTATAAGAAGTAAGAAATTCAACCATGTCAGGTGAAAGCATGTTTTTAACATATTTGTATTTATTTTTTTCTAATGAATCCATGTAACTATTGAATGTCTATTTCCATTGGTAACGGGTGTTACTGCATGAGGGAAACAAAAATTACTAGGAAACACCACAACGCTTCCTGCTTTTTTTTCTACAATATATTCTTTATTAAAAAATGCAAAATTGCCTCCGTCATAGTCATCATTTAATATAATAGAACAACTTAAAACTCTTGGAAATTGATCAGCATGATCTACATGTTCTTTATACTCTCCTTTTTGATCACCTTTATACAAAAGGTGAATGTACCCAGTATCCTCTGTAGTGAGACCTGTCGTAAAACTAGAATGTATATCTTTATATTTTTTTAATATAGTGCCTATGACTTCATAAATATTGTCATTAAATTTATCATCCAATTTTTTTTGATAACATTTTCTATAGTCTTTTATAACTTTGTCATCTCCTACAGTAGCACTTGTAAACGTATCAAAATTAGATTTTTCTATGATTTCATTGCAAATTTTTTTATCTAAAACATTATTAAAAGATATAATGTAGTCAGTAATATTTTTCATCTATAGTTTTTTTTATTCCAAAACATTTTTTTATATCTGTCAACCCATTCACTTTGTAAAAGATTAAGAGTTTTGTTGTGTAGTTTTTCTAGGTAAAAACCCGACCACATTTTAAAAGATTCACGTTTAAAAGGAACTACTTGAACCATAGGTTCCCCTTTTTTAATTAAAAACTGTTCATCCCTTTTTTTTAAAATAAAAGGAAAATTAATTATGTTTACATAACTATCGGTATCTACAACCCCCTCAATAATTTTAAATCTTTCTTCTAACCTATTCATTGGGTGTAGAAACAAACAACTATAGCCAGGAGGAGTTTTTATTAACCATTTATTCATAAACTTACCTGCATTTTCTCCTGTAGTTTTATGCCATTTTTCTGGTAGCTGAGTTTGATTATGAAATCCAAATTCACCATGTTCTCTATTTGCAGGAGTTACACTAAAATCATTTTCAACAGGATCAACTAAATAATCTTGATCAAAAGGTATTATATATCCCATTGACATAGAGTCTAAAAATGGCATGCATGTTTTAACTGTGGGTGAATGCAAATTTCCTTTTGCATGTCTTTTTAATTTTTTATATTCTTCAGCAATAACTCTCGAAGCAGGTTGAGGATGTGGCCATATATCAACCATAGCTTGATCCGTAGCACAAAAAGTAATTTTTTTATCAAACATTTTTTCTTTCGTATTTTAAAGTTGCTACCATTCTAAGCTCAATACAAGAACGAGATATTTCACGAGCTGCGTGAGTAATAAAACCGTCAAAGATAACAGCTCTTCCAGGTTTAGGAATAACAGCATTTTCAATTTCTGTTTTGTCTTTGTTTAAAAAAACTGTTTCACCTGCATATATTAATGCCCATACCTTATTTAAATAAAACATTACGGTATAAATTTGATTATAGTCACTAGCTCCATCTTCATGAAAATCATGCATTGTTCCGTAGACATATGAACTAGCATAAGAGTTTACCAACTTTACAGAGTCAAATAAATTTTCTTTTTTTAAAATATCGTCAGCAGTTTTAAAAAGAATTTTGTTAACTTTATCTTCTTTTTCTAAAGGGTTTTTAAATTTTCTAGGCCCTGACCAGTCTTTAGCAGCACCTGTAAATGTCCAAGGTTTTTCATCTCTGAAAGAGCCATACAAAGCATCAATATCTTTTTCATTAAAAAGATTATCATGTATTTTAAATAAAGGTTTGTTCATATTTTTTGTATAAAATTAAAAGACATAGATCTTCTAATCTCTCCTTTTATTTTAGTTTTAAAAGGCATAACACAATGTTGATGCCTAGCTTCAAAAATATAAAAATGACCTACTTCAGGTTCCATCCATGTCATGTTTGTACCATTAACATCTGTAAAACCTAAAAAACCATCTTTATATTTATGAGGGTCTTTAACGTCGTTAACAAATTCTGGTATTTTTAAAAACATGACGCTAGACCATCCAGTGTTATCGTGATGTGTGTGAGGAGGATTGTATTCTCCTTCTTTCATATCGTTTATCCAACAACTTAAAATTTCTAGTTCTTTAGTGCCTAAAAATAAATTTATTTTTTCTAATGTTTCAATATAGTCGTTCATACAATCCACTATATGCTTAGCTATTTTTGTTTGTCCAATCTGTTGTGTAAACTCTTTTTCAGAATCTAATCTACCAGCTAACCTTGGACCCATAGATTTTAATTTTTCTCTATGTTCTTCGTATTTAATATTTAAATCATCAATAGCCTCTAAAGGCATATCATATCTTTTAACAACTCTTCCAAATACATTTGTTTGAGCTTTCATTGTAAACTTACCCAAAATTGAATACTAAATCTTTGTTCTAAAAAAGAAACGTCTTTGTTATTTTCTGTGTATAAAGGAGTAATAGCATGAGAAATATAAGAAGGAAAAACCACCATAAAATTATTCATGTTTTTAACTTCTATTAATTTTTTATCATAAAAAAGCATATTTCCTCCCTTTAGAGAACTAGGTTTATTTAAAATTAAATTAAAAGTAAATACATTTGAATTATACGTGTCTTTGTGCCAATTATAATATCCTCCGTTATTATAAGAAATAACGTGAATGTTCCATTCTAATGATCTTTCTAAAAATTCGTAAATTTGATTTCCATTATCTTTACTAAAATAACGTAATCCTTGATGTAAAAACCATTTATGTAAAGATTCTATAAAGGAGTCATTGTCTTTTTTTGTTTTATTATGTAGCCAAAAATCTAAGCCACCACACTTGTCACTAAAAAGCTCTTCTGCTACTTGTTTGTTTTGTTCGTTTGAATCACTCCACTTTGGTATTTGAAAAAAACTTCTGTTATTAAGAAGATCTGTATAAAGTTCTTCTACTTTTTGTTGCGGTAAAAAATTGTCGCAAGCTATTATATTCTCTGACAAATTATAATATTTCATTCTTTTTTCTGTCTCTTTCATAGCATAAATTACCTGTCAAGAAAACAATTTATAAAAGATTGCTTGATATATTCTGTACACATGTTTAAATTAGATCTCACCCAAAAATTATAAATCAAGGAGATATTATGGAAAATCAAGAAGTATTGAAGGCTATAGCTACCCTTGCTGATAAGGTGAGTCGTTACCACGAACGTTTATTAGCAGTGGAAAGAGAAAATGAAAAATTACAAAAAGAAATATTAGAACACCGAAATGTGCCTCATATACATACAATTCAAGGTAAACCACATAGCTCTGATGCAACAGTTATGGTGACTGGTTTAGACTCTGATATGGAATGTGAAGCTTGTAGCGCTTAATTACTCAGGAGTTGCACCTAACATATCTGCTAAAGAAGGGGCAAATACTTTTACGTCTCTTCTAATTTTTTCAGCAGTTGTAGATGTTCCTGGGTTATCAATATCAGCTTGAGCTTCTGCTTCTGAGTTATACTCAGCACCAGTGTCTACATGTGTAAGTGTTGTTTCAGTTTTCACTTTATAGTGTGGAATCTGTCTTCCATCTGAAGTTGTGATATGTCCTAGTAATTCAGCAGGTTCAACTATCGGCATCGTCTTTTCTCCAATTTATGTTAAAACTAATAATAACTCGGTCATTATTAGAATTATTTGTTTGTACTTCATGTTGTAACCATGATGGGAAAAAAATCAAGGAATTTTCAACAGGTTCCCATTGTACGCTGTGAGCGAGGTGTATAGTGGCTTTATCCGTTTTAGGGGGTGA